TTTGTTTGAGTATTTTCAAAATTTGATTTTATTTTATTCGCACTACTTATTCTTTTTAATTTTAATGCCTTTTCTTTAAGTCCAGGTATTAAGTCAAGTAAATTGGTGTCAATTGTTAAATTAGATAATACACTTCTATGCCAATTACAGCTTTCTTTTCCTAAATGCCCTTCATTAGACCCCCCATTCAAAATACATAAAACTTCTATTATTCCATCAATTTCTTCATCACCACAAAAATTATTTCTTACATTATCCTTAAACTCATAGTCTTTTGAAAATAAATTCCTCAATTCATCTAAAGATGTTGAATTTTTTATTTTTTCATAAACAGAATTTCGTGGGCGAACATCATAATATTTTTGTTGTAATTCTAAATACCTTTCTTTGTCTTTACCCAATTGGTCATCGATTGATGTGTTTTTTATAAATTCTATGTATTCGTCTGAAATTTTTTTATCATCTTCAAGACTTTCAAAAATTCCCATCATTTGTTTAATTCTTAATATTTCTGTAATGATATTTTTCATAATATATAAATACTATATAAAATAAAAAATCCCATTTATGAAAATGGGATTTCTTGTATTTGACCTAAAGTTTTAAAATATTCAACTCTTGTTTTGGCAATTTCCACGTAATTTGGTGATAACTCAATACCCAACCATCTACGACCCAATATTTCTGCAGCCACCAAACTTGTTCCTGAACCAGCAAATGGGTCTAATACTACATCGTTTTTGTAGGACATTATTTTAATCGCCTTTGTTGGGATGTCCATTGAGAAGGTCGCCTTGGTGAGTGATTTAGTATCTGCAAAGTAATTCCACTGACCAAACACAAGTTCCATAAACTCTTTCTTATCTGTCTCTTCATATACAACTTTCTTTTTTATGATTCCATCCTCCTGTTCAATTTCAGTAGGGGTTCCTTTCCACTGAGGTTCTCCTTTAACCTTTTTAATGTGATTTTTTTTGTATGCTAATATGACACACTCCTTTGGGTTATAGATATAAGGACTAGACGGACTCATCCAAGAACCCCATGCGGTAGTCTTAGATCTATGTGGTGATTGCTCCTCAAGGTCAACGATTCCAAAGAACCCATAACCAATCTCTTTCATTATTTGCCACATCTCAGAAACAAAGAAAATTCTTCCACCTTTCTTTTGTCTATTGATTTCATAAGGAATGTTCAGGGCAATTCTTCCATCGTCCTTTAACACCCTATATGCTTCACTTAACCAACTTTTGGCAAACTCAACATATTCATTAAATTCAACATCATCCTCATGTACGTCATACGCAATTCCAACACCATAAGGTGGTGACGTTACAATTAAATCTACAGACCCTTCGGGTAATGTCTTCATTACCTCAACGCAATCTCCGTTTATTATCTTTCCTGTTTCTATCATCTTCTTATTTTATAGTCTCTAAAAAATCCCACACTTCATTTGAAAACTCCTCATATAGGTCTCCATCCTCATCATACGATAAATCAACAATGTATTCATCAACACAATGTTCAACAATCATATCGTGTATTTTCTCAAACTCTTTATCTGTTTGTTTTAAGGCATCATATTGCTCATGAATATGATTTTTTTGTTCTTCTGTTAGTTTCATTTTTTTTTAATTTAAAATCAGTACTACTAATACAATGACTACTACGATTATTGACATAATAACCGAATAACCAAAGACTTTATTGTTTCTTTCTACTTGTTCTCTGGTTCTACCTTGCCAGTCGTTTGGATTCCAATCCATATTAGACATTTTTTTCTAAATTATCAACATGGTGTTGAAGATACCACATTGCTTTCTTAAGGTCCTCCAATTCTTTTTCTTTATTTTTCTTTCCTGCTCTTGAAATATACTTAACCGTATTACCCAAAGAAAATCCTAAGTTCCAAGCATCAATAACTTTAATTACTTCGTATGGGTTGTCCTGTCCTCCGTAATGTTGTGGATGGTTTACTTGTTCTATTTTTGGTGGGGGACACTGACAAAGTCCGGTGCCACCACATATACATTCTTTATCCATCATTCTTCTCTATATTCCTTTAACAATTCTTCATTTGACATTGTACCAAACTTTTTACTTAACCCTTCCGTCTTAATATCTTTACTCATCATATGTTTAACCTCATAGATTTGTTCTGCAGTGTCTAAAGATGTTACAATTTCTTTAATAATTTTATATGGATTGGCATTTGATCCAGGTCTTCTGTCCTCAACATATCCTTTCCATTCTTTTGCCGTGTCTTGTGGTACACGAATAGACGCTCCACGATCTGACACACCCCAACTGAACGTATCAATTGATTGTGTTTCAAAGTCACCAGTAAGTCGTAAATCGTTATTAGACCCATAAGCTTTAATATGTTCTTGATGTCTTGACCCAAATGAATTAAATATTGATAAAAAATATTCATACCCTCCTTTATTTCTCATTCTATCATTTGAAAAGTTGGTGTGAAGTCCTGAACCATTCCATTCACCATAAATTAATGGTTTTGGATGAAGTTCAATATGATACCCATATTTTTCAGAAATTTTATAAAGGAAATACCTACTCATCCATAAGTCATCTCCACCTTTTAATTTACCTTTTGAAAATACTTGGTATTCCCATTGGCCTAATGCCACTTCAGCATTTGTTCCAGTAATGTCAATTTTGTGGTCTAAACACATATTTAAGTGTTCTTCAACAAAATCACGACCAACCACATTATGACCAACACCACAATAATACTTTCCTTGTCCTTCAAGTAATCTTCTATCGTGACCTAAAACATTACCACCAGTTTCATTGTATATGAAATATTCTTGTTCAAAACCAAACCATAAATCTTCTTGTTCTTCATTAAGGGTCGCCCTGTGATTTGATTTATGTGGTATGTTATCAGAATCCATTACCTCACAAAACACATAAAGAACACTTTTTTCTAATGGAAAAGAATTTGATTTATAGAGTCTAACAGGTTTTAATAAACAATCCGACTTACCTGTCTCTGCCTGATTAGTTGATGACCCATCAAAATTCCATATAGGAAAATCTTCAATTTTTAAGGTCTTAATTGATTCGTATTCAACAATCTTAACTTTACTTCTAAGATTTGGCTCCGGTTTATATCCGTCGAGCCACACGTATTCTAATACAACTTTCATTCGTTTTCTATTATATATTGGATTATTTGTTCTTTTGATTTTCCTTGATTGAATAGGCGGTAAACGTCTCTTGAGAATTCATCGGTGGTAAGGACTGCATCAGCATCAAGGTATTCCATAATACTGTCTAAGTTTTTAAGTATATTTTCTTTACAAAGAAACCTTTTGTTGAACCCCATTTTTTGCGTCTTTAATTTTTTTCACTCCATTAATGAACTCTCTAACTCTTCTACCCAATTCCATATCGTTTGGGTATTCTTTCATTAACTCTTTAATAACTTGGTATACGTCTAATTCCATAATATTTAAAATTTAAATAATTAATCTTTATTTGTCAAATTTTTGTTTTTAATTAATTTAGATTGTATCATATAATTCATGACCTTTCTTTTTGAAATTGGTAATAATGTTTCTTTAAATGGAAATTGTTCCGTATGATGAACTTTAAATACTATTAAATTTTTATGAATGTTAGGGTCATTTATATTTTTTATTAATGGTCTTTTAATTTCCAATAGTTTTTCTTCAAAATTATCTTCTTCACATACACATACTTTTTTAATCACACATTTTGTTTCTATCACTCCTTTTTTAATTGGTTTAATGATAAACTCATAAAGATGTGTCAATCCATTATCTTTAATAAAAAATAAACCTTCTTTTGGTTCTATATTTTTTGGATTTTGTATTGGTTCTATAGATATGGAGTCGTTAGCAACTTCCCATAACGCCTTTGCTTGGTTAAAGAAATCTTTGATTCTATCATTTGAGAACAGACATACTTTATATATTTCAAGTATTTCTTCTTCTGTGAATAACGGTAACCCATTTACCAATAAATCAGAAATTAATATCTCATCATCAGGGTCTTTAAGGACTCTAGTAAGTGTTAAATACTGACCCTTTTCTGTAATAAGGTTAACACTAGCAAGGTGTAATGAAATTTGTTGGAAATTGGGATATAACTTCAAATTTTGAAGTTGTTTATCCATTTTTTGTAAAAAATCTAATAGGACGTATTGTTTGTGTTCAAAATCAATAGGTTCCTGAAATACCCAATCTGTGTTCATTAAAAACTTTTAATTAAAAATAGGATATATTATATAACAGTAAATAAAATATTAATTATGTCTCATTACGTGATACCATGTATTATTTACCTTAATCTCATTATCGGTACCATCATACCCATTAAGTATTTCTCCGTAATCACTGTCTTGTAATATGTCTTTACAGACCCCATCAATATCAACAAACTCTAAAAGATATTTAGATTCATATCCCATATCACTTAAAAAACTTGGGAAATCTCTAGAATTATCGTCAACATAACTTTCTATCGCCTCTTCAATTGAGTCCTCGTCGTAATCACCTTCAGGGTTTTCTTTAATTTCTTCAAGTATATCTACTATACTTGTTATTTCTTCTTCAATTTCTTCAGTTTCTTCATCAGTTAATTCTTCATTTTCCAATTTATAGTTTAACTTTTCTATTTTTTGAGTATAAATTACAACGTACTTTTCTTGTTGTTGTGAAAGTTCTTTTTCTATCCCAAAGTCCTCTGGATTATTTCTTACGTGGTCTTCCTCACTATCATATAACCAACGTCTAACTTCCACCATATCTAAATTATTTTCCCAAACACTTGTTCCAAATGCTTCATAACCAAGGTCGTCAATATCAGATTTAATTTTTTCATAAGCCGCAGATTCAATATCATCATCAGAATATACAACCCATTCGCTTTCAAACAACGAATCACCTAACCATTCAAACATATTACTACGTCCATATCCTCCGTATTTTGTTTTCCATATAAAATACTTATCTTCCTTTACCTCCTCCTCATCTTCATTTTCATATGTCCCAACATCACCATTTTTGGATAAATGGGTATATAACGCTTCGGTTTCATATGAAATATCATCACCATTATTTATGTCCCATTCCTTATTTTCTCTATATTCTTGGAGTACATTTAATTTTTCTTGTAGTATTTTTTTTCTTTCGATATTATACATGGTACTATACCAATAGTTTAAGTTACCTTTAACTTTATTTTTATCAAAATATTTTATATTTGTGTTTCCAATATCTAAACTTCCATCAACATAATCAATACTATCAATGTTTGATACCTCTTTATTACCATTCAAGTTTAATTTACCGGTAATTTTAATTTTCTTACCTTTATAATCGGGCAACCGTTTAATTGATGCTCCGTCACCATTAACGTATTTTAATAAATCAATATAATCTTCAGGTGCGACATCTATCCACTCTTCTGGCTGTTCATTTAAAACTCTTCTAATTATGTTTTTTAAATTCATATAATATAAATACTTTCCATTTACAAATGATACTTTTATAGTTATCAAATATTTATATAACAAATAAACTTATTAAAATTTTTAATCATGGGATGCGGATGTAAAAAAGGTCAAGAAACTACACAACCACAACAACCAACTCAAACACAACAACAACAAAATAATGAGACGGTAAAACAAGCGGTTACAAAAATTGTAGAAAAATATTACAAGAAGAAATAATAATTTTGTTTAAGTGTTTAACTTAAAATATATTTTCAATAATATTAATAAAAATAAACACTAATTAAAACAAAATGAATTATATTGAATTTTATAATTTTTTAGATGGTAAGAATCTATGTAACATATTTGCAAACCTAATCGTAAAAGAAATCAATAATAAACTTCCTGACGCTAAGACCGATATTTCGGTAATTAATGTCAGGAATTTTTTTATTGTAAAAGGTACCACAACATATAACGAAGTAATAAACTTAGCCGAGTTATTTCAAAATTACTTAAAAAAATATGATACGGAATTATCTAATAAAGTAAGAGTTATTGATTCTATACTATATAATAAAGTGGTTGACCAAGAACCATTAAACCTTAAAGAGGTTTTTATTAAATCACAAGAAAAAAAATACCAATCCCTACAACAAAAATTAAATAGGTACACCAAAGAAAAAGTGTATTTTAATTTTAAATTACAAGAAAGAACTAATCACGTTTATTATGATTGTTCATCAGAACAACTTTCAATTGTCATTACAATTTTAGAAGAACAATTCCCTGAATACGTTTTAGTAAAATCCGATTTTTCACAAGAAATTTATATATCAGATAAAGTATACGGATTATCAAACAATAACAGACTATACCATTTTCTATTGTGGTCAATTAAAAATCACATATTTGAACTTGGAATTAGTAAAAAATTAGATGTGTCCTTATATTCTGACGTTAATATTAATGAAATGGATAATTTAACCGTTAATTTTGTTTTACATAATGATAATCATATTGTTAAAACAGAATGGTTAGAGTCGTTAGTTTTAGATGTATTCCCATTTGATGTTGAATCACTAAACACTAAATTTGGGAATGTGGAAGATTTAGAAGAACTTATAATGGGTACCGATGAAGTATACCCATTTAAACAATTAAGTTACTTAAACGACTTTATTTTACTTTAAAAGGTAGTCTTTAACTAACTCCACCCCTTCGAATATGTCTTGGTAGTCTCTATCAGGTGCAAGTAATTTAACGTTATGAGCATTATCGCTGTCATCTAAAGTTAATAACATTAATGCCGGGACATATTCATTTTCAACAACTTTCACAAACTCATTATACTCCTCTTCGTATTCTTCAATATCTCTTTCAATAAATGTTATTTTATTTTTTTTAAGTTCTTCTTTGATGTGTCCACAATGTGGACAACCTTTCATTGTGTAGACTACGGCTATTTTCATATCTTATCGATTGTAAAAAATTTATTTAGACCCATTAATAACATATTGATTTGATTTAAGTCTGTTGTTAAGATAAATACTTTATATGTTGAATCATTTTCTATTTTTTTAAAATATATTAATACGTCATTACTACCCCACCATATATTACCCTCTATATAATTAAATTCACTATAGTCATAAACGGTGAATGACCAAATAACTTTATTCTTATTAGTTAGAATATTTAAACCATCTTTTGTGATGTTTCTTGTTCTTATAATATTTGGATAAGTTTCAGTTTTGAATTTGTTTTTAAAAGTTTCAAAAACATGGTCAGGTATTAATTTATTATTTTCCATAACATAATGATATAAATATATTTATGGTAGTAAATCTTCAAATTGAGGATTAGGATCTACAGGTATACCCATAGGTCGGTATTCATTCCAATTAGGTAAATCATTCCAATATGATAGTTCAGGAGTATATGTATCCCAATGTGGTACCATAGAAATTATTTTTGACCCATTAACCTCGGTCTCGTTATCAAATGTTGCCTGTTGTTCAATCTCTTTACCACTACGATATTTTTTAATCATCTTTGGTAGTTTTAGAGTTTCCGACTTATACATCAAATCAATATTTGCCAATTGTATTTTAGCAACCTGTGAAAACTCAACTGATGGCGTTTCATTAAACTTAGCCCTTTCTTGAACGTTCAATATTTCATTTTTTCTATATTGATATTCTACAGTAATTCTTTCATCCCCATCAGTCGATCCTTTACGAATTGAGAAGATTAAACAATCAGCCCTTTCTGAATAACTACGAACACAATTTCGTTGGTGTTGTGATTCTTTTTCATAATCCATAGTTTTACGAAGAAGAACAGGATAATAAGTTTCGTATTCGTGTTCAATAGGTGTCTCTAAAACATCAACATCACCATAGAATCTTTCAACCTCACCTTTTCTATATGATTGTAAAAGACGACTAAACTCCTCGTGTTCTAAATTAAAACTACTAATATTTGTGAACTTAAATTTCACATCTTCACCAAGATTTATTAAATTTCTTTTCATATCTAAATGGTCAAGCAATAGTGACCACTTATTATGTCCGTAAAAGTATTTTATCATGTCTAAAATTCTATCCTTTTCTTTTGAAGTTAAAGGTGTTGACATTCTATTACGTTGGTATTGATTATCTTGGTCATAAAAACATTCAAAAAATCTTCCCATTTTATTATCCTCTATTGGAAGACCAAATTCGTCGTTGCTGTAATACTCGTAAAAGTATTTATTTTCAATTTTATTAAATCTATCAATACCCAAAAGGTTGTAAGTCATATGCAATTTATCAAAGTCAACCCAGTCCATTTCATTAAAAATCTGTTTGACTTTGGATCCTTTTAGTTTTAGTTTATCCATTGCAGTCTCCACCAAGTTCATATCAAACTTTTTCAATTCTTTTTTAGAAAAGAATATACCTGTAAATTTTCTCCAATTGTTCGGTATTTTAATTCCATTAACCAAATAGAAAGTTAAACTATAAAAAGACTTCATACAATCCCACTGAAAGTTTTGTGGGTTTTCAATGCCCATTCTATCCCAAATCTTTTCTAAGAAAAAATAAATATACTGGTCTAATTTAACACTTTCATCAATTA